TAGATATCGCCCTACAATCAGCCATTTCCGATTTAGATACCATCCGACAAACTCGCCCTGTTGTTCCCCAGCAATTGATGCCCCAGACTCGAGGCTTTGTCAAGAACGAACTGGGGGTGCTTGACATATTGTCAGTGGATAGGTATGCCCCTACTTATAGGTCATGGGTGTCCGGTGCACCAGTAATGCTCCAGAGGGCACAAATGACCGACGATCAATTCAGTGGTTCGGGCAGATACTCAATGCAAAGCCTATGGGTATAATTAAGTATGACCGCAAATCGTTTTGGATCTGTAAACACTCAGCCGATTTATAACGTTACTGGTCGTAATCCCAGGGATATGGAGCAGGGCCCTACCGCGCAACCTTTTAAAGCCCCTGCCGCTGGTGTAGCAAAGAACTTTGACGGAGACCCACGTCAACAGCCCCAGGCCGGATTTATAGGCCAACAAATGCAAAGTGTTTGGAGTCCCCTCAACCCCCTTCATAATGTTGTTTATGGCGAAGGAGGCCGCTTCGGTGGTGGTCGTCGTAGAGGCGGCGGTGGAGGCGGTGGAGGCGGTGGAGATGGTAGCAGTGGCAGTGGAAACACGTACAACATCAATTTTTCAGATCAAAAAGGTCATGGTGCATACGAAAATGCCGGAGCAGTCCAAGGTGTAACAATTGCCGGAAACAATGAAGGCGATATCACAGGTGGGAACCCATTCTCCACAAACAACCAAAACCTTGCTAGTAGCCCAGCAGCAACCCCTGGGGCAACACCAGCCAAGCCTGCTCGCACTCGAAAGCCTGCTACTGATGAGCAGAAGGCAAAAAGAAACGAACAAGCTCGTGCTCGCAGGGCTGCTGCCAAGCAGTCCGGGGCTACGCCAAAGACGCGTACTCCACGAACACCAAAGGGTAAAGCTCCTGCCCAAAATCCGGGACAAAGCCCCGCAACCCAAACATCAAATATGAGTTTTCCTGTTCAACAAAGCGGAGATGTTACTAACGTAAAAAGCATTAACTTTCCCTGATAGGTGGTAAAATAGAGATATGGCAATCAATAATTCACGTTCAATGAACAAAGATATGCGTCAAGGCGCTCTCGATGGGGCGTATAAGAGCCTTACCCCAAGTCGAGGTGGTGACGTGGAACAGGCCTTCGTCAAGAAGCGCATGACTGTTCTTGAGCAAGGCACATACCCAACAATGCACGGCTTTACTGATCGCAACCCGCTTGCGGAAGTTGCCGAGCCCTACCTACACTGAGGTCAACATGGCACGAGGTAACGATGAACGACACAATCCTGCACGACGTATTCGTCGTCCAATCATTTCTATGGGTAAGTCCGATACTCCCAATTTCGGCACGGCAATAGGCAAAGGTTTAGCGCTGGGGCTTACTGGAGCGAGGAGCGCTTCGCAACAAGCGGAGTACGATGAAGACCCAAGTACGTACCTAGTGCAAAAAATTGCTGACTCACTCGACGCAACGCCGGGAATTAAGCGCATCGAATAGGTTATGGCACGAGGTAATGACGAACGTCATAACGAAAACCGAAAGGTTGATCGTTCACGCCTGACTTTTATTCTGGCTACGCACGGCGTGGAGTTGAACCAAACTCCTGTCGACATTATGGACTCTGAGGCAATGGGTCGTATTGCTAAAGAGCAACAGCCGTATCTTGACGAACTTAGCGAATATCTTGGCGGAGATCCGGCTGACATTGCCGCGTCTGTTTCGGAAGAAGACGAAGAAAACTATAAATAAGTACAACTGAATAGTTATTAGGAGCACAACATGATGGAGTTGAAAGAACAAGCGCATCGTCTTTTGGTAACGTGGCGTGAAGAGCCAAACGGCAAAAAGACTGGCGCTGTCATGTACAAAATGCGCCCCTATGACGGTGCTCCTGAGTACGACATGGAGCTCATTGACATTTTGGAACGTCATAAGGCAAAGAACCCCGACCACGAAAATTGGCGGGCGTTGATCTTCCGTACCGATAAAGAAACTGCCAGCAAACTCGACGCTGAAACGGCGATCAAGAATGAATTAAAGGCACATGACTTGTACATTCGAGATTTCCGTGACGAATTAAAGGTTGACGCGTTGCAGTGCTTCAATAGGCATAACCGCCCAAGCACTGGATGCCTGGATTGGTGCGATGAATCAAAAACCATTGGTCGCAAAATTGGTGTTCCCAAAGAGAAGCGTCAATATCTATGTATGTACTGCCCGGCTGCCGAATGGTACGCCCGTAAGGAGCGAGAAGCGCTGGGTCTCTACGACCAGAAGTGATTATCTTTACGCTTGATGCGCTTGCGTATCCGGTAAAGGACGAACAAACATCATTTGGGGCACGTCAGCCCATTCCCGACACTCGTCGGCTATGGCACTCGCTGTATCAGCAGTATCACGGCAAAATGATCCTTTTGGTAGCCGGAAAAACCACCAATGAGGTAATGATTGATTGGACAAAAATGGAGGGGTTCAAGTACGCCAGTATTGATCTCATCCCCAAGACTGAACCAGAGGCCGTTCGGGACAGAGTTAGGGATTTAAACGCAGTTTTTGGCAAAATTGATTGGTTTGTCGATACCAACCCCAAAACGGTCAAATTGGTCATGGAAGATGCCGTTCCCTGCTTGATGCCCTGTCTGCCGGGGTTTGTTCGCCCTGAGTGGCGCGATGGAAGAACAAAGGATCGCCCAGTGTGGGATGATTTAGTACGCGAAATAGAAGTGCAATCCCTGTATAGAGCATCGAAAGAGTCACAATGAAGATTTATTTTTCTAATGCCGAAAAGTCATCTTTTCGCTCCCTTTTGATTGCCTCAAATATCACCAAATTTGCTATCAATTTGACCCATTTTCAAATCCCTAAGAAAAAGGCTGTCAACCTTGAAGAAATGTTTAAAGGCGGAGAAGTCGTTGTTTATACGTCAGAAAATGACGAAGATGTGGCCCGGTACGATGCCTTTATCCGAGAGCATATTGACCACATTCACGCTGTAATTGGCAGACCGGATTATGACGGATCGTGGATGAATGATAAATACATTCCAGTCTGGAACGACCCCGAAGACCTAGAACGCTTGTCATGGCTATGCCAGAAGTATGGTCGGGTAGCCATAAGCGACAAAGCCGTTACAGGCAAGACTGTGACCCGGATCAGAAATGCCATGTCTCGATGGAACGCCAAGTTGGTGGCTTTGTCATCCAAGCCCGAAACCCTTGAAAACATCGAGTGGGATTCCGCCATTGTTGGATCATGGACTAGCGCGGTTCGCTACGGGGAAACACAGGTTTGGGATGGTCACGGCTTGCGCCGATACCCCGCCCAGCAAAAGGAATCTTCCCGAAAGAAGCACCGAGGGGACATTATCCGTCTAGGTATAAACATTCAGGCCATTGACGAAGATGATAATGCCGAGGTGGCACGTCTGGCAATCATGTCTTGGAAGGCTTGGGAGTCGAGGAATTTTGGGGACTATGACCCCCCGAAAGACGACTCAAACGAGTTTTTGGGTCTATCAGAAATTGAGACAAATAGTAACTATATCGACCAAACACCAACTGCGCCAAAAGTGGTTTCTACAGGTACAAGTATTGATATATCAATACCTGTACCGCGGCACGAAAAAGACAAAGTATTGCTACCAGTTATGGGCGTTGAATACGTTACCCCACAACTTGCAGAAAACTTAATGGAATCAGGGGAAAGTGAACAGCTTGGAATTGAAAAAACACCCACAATTCGGTACGAATCCAATCTTTTGAGGCAGTGTAATAGTTGCTATTTGAGCTCTCGATGTCCCATATTCAGAGAAAATTCAGAATGCGGTTTTAAACTACCTGTTGAGATCCGTACTAAAGACCAACTACAGTCTGCCCTCCGGGCAATGCTTGAGATGCAAGTAAGCCGAGTGCTGTTCGCTCGTTTTGCCGAAGAGCTCGAAGGACAAGGTCTTGACCCCAACCTGTCTACCGAGGTGGAGAGGGTGTTTTCCCTAGTTGAGAAGTTTAAAGACATTAGCGATAACCGAGACATGGTGCGCTTAGAAGTAGAGGCCAGGGGGTCATCTGGAGTGCTTTCCCGAATCTTTGGAACACATGTCGGTGAGGCAAGCAAACAACTCCCCAATGGGGGTTTTGATCGAGGCCAGACTGACCGACTGTACACCGACGTTTTAGATTTGGGAGAGGTTACTTGACAAGTTTCGCTGTATAGTGCTAAATTAGATAGTAGTAACTATCGAAAGCGAGATCGGTATGGCAGTGGACATGGCAATTGCCTATGAACACTCAGTAATCCGGGATTTACAGCTTTCTTTGGAGTACGCGCATACTGACAAGCGTGAACTCCGAGAAACCGTGAATGCCCTGATTTCCAAACTTGCCAACGCAGAAAAGGTCATTAAAGCGGCCAATGGTTACTGTAGGGCAATGGAAGATGAAATCGAAGATCCGTCAGGACACATGGCTTCCTTACTTCAAGCCCTCAGTGAATGGCATCGTAACAACAAGTAATTTTTCTCAAGTTCAACACAATAAGGATTTGCAATGGCAATAGGTGACGACATTCGTGGCAACGCCTTTATCTTTGAATACAACAAGAACCCAAATTTCAGTGATGGCTCAGAAGTTGTTGTTGAAGCGTTCAAGCTTATCAATGGAAAACGTCAAGCTGACTACAGTCATCCGTTGAACGATTACACCAAAGTACGAGATCTTTTTGAAGCCACTACTGGGATTTCTCTTACCGTAGAACAAGCCATCTTGTTCATGGTGTGCGTAAAGTTGGCTCGACTCCGTACCAATTTAGAAAAAGACGTTCTACACCATGATTCACTTGTTGATGCCATCGGGTATTTAGGTTGTCTATCAATGGCAATACATAAGAAAATGGAACAAAATGGAAACTCCTGATTGGGTACTCGAAGCCAAGTGTCGAAGACTTAATGGAGACTTTTGGTTTCCACCCGAGGATGTTGAAGATCAACAACCCTACTATGACATTGCTCGAGCCGTTTGCGCGTCATGTCCGGTATGGAAGCAGTGTCTTGAATCTGGAAAAAAAGAGATCTGGGGTATGTGGGGTGGGCTAACTCCAAAAGAACGCATTCCGTTTAAATCTCCACAAAAAATAAAACATTTGGCTGAAACAGAAACATTTGTTCGCTTTCGACAAGGTTCTACCAATAAAAAGTGCGCACAAGCCCACAAAGAGGCGTGTGACACACCATACGATCTCAGTTTTGTTCCCGGTTTAGGGCAAAGCTACAAAGTTAAAAAAGTTCATTTTGCGTTGTTCAACTCCCTTGGTACGGTAAAATAGATACAGGCTCAACACAGCGTCTTGCTTTGTTCGAGCCATTTTTATTAACCAAACAAAGGAGACAGAGTGTTTAAAGTTCCTGCGGTGCTTGCCCTGATGATCACCAACCTCGTGGTTGCAACGATCTACGGAGTGACACAGCCAACAGAATCAGAACAAAGCACTACCGAACCGGTTATTACCACCACCACCACTACTACTACCACTACCCCGGTGACAACAATAGGGGAAACAGCTACTACCACCATTCCAGACGACAAATACGTTGGAAACGAATCTGACCGACGATGCCCCAGATGGGAGCCCTATTTCAAACAGTATGGTTTGCCTCCCAAGAAGTTCTCCTACATTGCGTGGAGGGAGTCTAGGTGTAGGATCAAGGCAGTCAACGCCAAGTGGGATGATCAAGGCAACATCACCTGGACTCTCAACAAAAATGGGTCGTACGACTCCGGCCTACTTCAAATCAACTCGTCATGGAGAACCGTCACCAAGAACATCTGTGGTGGGGGTCTCGAGCTCTTGCTTACCCTGGACTGCAACCTCCGGGTTGCCAAGTACCTTTACGACAATGGGGGCCTTGGGCACTGGAAAGCCACTTCTGGCTCGTAAGTTCTACTAGACTGGCAGCTATGCCAGCCACGACCTACTATTGCGAACGCTGTGGGGCGAAGATCGTTCTCCACATCAAACCCTCTGAACCCCCTATGCACCCCTGTGGGGGAAGTTCGCACAAAGACAAATGGCTACCCCTGACACCAGTTGTCAAAGGCGGTAAGAAGCCGTATCATGGCAACAAGGAGAACCGGGATGGAGAAACAACCTCTCAAGCTTGATGACACATGGGTAGACACGGTGGTGTCGGAAGGAACACTGCGAACAGTCGATCTGATTGTTCGTTGCTCAGACGTACTTTTGCACTCGAGTGAGCGCAACAAAATCTACTACAACGATGTTGTTTTGCCTGAGTGGTCTGACGTGTTCAGCAAACTCAGCCTTGAGGATTTGACCGACGAAGATCTGCAAGACCAGTACGACCTGGCTCAGTATCTTTTTGCGGTACTGGATGTGATTGCTCCAGATGGTTGTTCTTTTACTACAACAGAAGGAGATGGAGCATTATTCGGATTTTGGAGGAACAATGAGTGACGATTACGTTTATGACGCTCTGACCCTTATCGAGCGTGATGACCCACAATGGAGACAACACGCCAAATGCAGGTCATCAAGTCCATCACTGTTTATTCTTGAACGCGGGGAAGATCACAAGTCAGCGATACAAGTGTGCAACTCATGTCCGGTCAAAGACCCATGTCTTAGATTCGCGCTTGACAATGACGAGGTTGGTATCTGGGGCGGTACGTCACACAAACAACGCAGGCGTATGAAGCAAGTTGCAAAAGCTGATGGTGAACTGGTAGTGTGATCAACATGGCAAAGTGGAGCGAAAACCCAAACCGAATTGAAGAAAATAACACTCAAATAATCACATCCATTGTGAACGCACCAACCATCGGTTTAGATCCCCGGTTGTGTATGTCGTTCATGGCATCAGATTTGCGATACGAACTAACCCATAATGAACACCTATCTACCAAAGAGATGCGTAAGTGGTGGCTTGAGCGTTCAGACGCTCAGATCGAATCAATCGGGTACTACGTTCTTGGCGGAGATGACATTTGGAGAGCATTTATTCAGGAGGTGTCACACGCAATGGAAATCGTGCGTAAGCAAATTGAGGGCACAAGTGATGAATAATGAAAAGTGGGGTGACTGGGCCATGCCAATGAGAAACGAATACAAATACGTTAGAAAGTATCGTACATTTGGTAAGTATTTGCTTACCGGTGGAATCCTGCTTTACTTTGTATTTATGGCCGCTTTAGCGTCATCGTGCATTGGGAACAACTTCTGATGACGAGCAGGGACACCCACGACATCGAGGAATACAAGCGAGAACAAAAAACAACGAACATTCAGCCTGCTTTACTCATCAAGTTAATGATGGATTCTGAGCCATGTTTGTTTGTAAATCAAAACAAACCTGCCATTGAGCCCCGCGAACTACCCGCCAAAAGTCACGCACCGGAGCAAGTTAAATGAGCAAATCAATGGTGTTTTACTATTTATTCGTTGTTACGATGCTCTCATTGATCTACTTAAAAGTACGAGGAGACTGACGTGGGTGCTGATTTCAACTTTTCCATCAATGAACTTCAAGTGACTGAACTTCAAGCCAAAAAGAACGCACAAAAACTTGTAGACAATGAGAACTTTGAAAAGACACTCAACACTTTGGCAAGCGAGTTCTATCTGTTTGATGACCCAGATCGAGAAATCTTGCCACGAGATGTTCTGTTTTTTCTGAACAGTTGTGTTGAAACCGTCTACGACGAAAAGCGTCGTGACTCCGGCAGATACAAGTTTGCGAACGGCATGACCATTGCACTCACCGGGGGAGAATCATGGGGAGATGATCCAACTGACTCATTTCAAGCTTTCATGGTATGCGAACGCCTCAACATCACTTTGAAAGACTTGGGTAAAAGGCCGAACAAGAATAAGAAAGTAAAAAAGTAATGGGAGCAATGCAAATCTATTCCATGCTTGGTGAGTATTACGCCTGGCTGGAAAACGGTGAGTTGAACGAGCCCCCTATGACACTCGAAGACATTATGGAGTGGCATCTCACGTCTAATCACTATCCGCGTGTTGACCGAGTTTTTGTCAAGCCCTGCATTGACGCGATAACCCTCATCTTTGAAGGGAACGACCCGGAAACTACCCTTATCGAGCTACCAAATGAAACACTGTATGATGTTTTTCCTGCCCCGGTGACAGCTAGAACACTGTGTGATGCTTTCAACCTTGAGGCATTTTTGGAGTTTCATCACGACTGGCATAACGTGCCTAATGCACGAACCTCTGTCCGGCACCAAGATCCACAAGAATCGCATGGTATGACCCAAGTTCCACAATGCACGTCAAGACATCTCATCAACCTGATCGATGGCCGGATAATGACTATTACGCTTACAGACGAGGGCATTGTGTTCGACGTGTATGAGCGTGGTGACAACGACCCATTCACTCGAGCTATGACCTATGATGAGTGGGCTAACTGGGTAGAAGATACCGACCCTAAAAATGGAGGAGAACTACCTATGAAGGATACGGAAGTATGATCACACCAACATTTGAGAACCTCGACCCAGAAACCTTTGATAAATACATTAACCGGGCAACTGATGAACTTGTTGCGTCTGTACGCCTTCCCTTGTCCGAAGAAGTCTGGGAAACCGACAAGTACGCTGACATGATCTACGACAAGGCCAAAGAACTGTACGAAGAGGAGCACAATGTCGACAGCCGGAAATGACCTGACCTATGAAGAGTTTCTTGAAAAGGTGGATCGCAACCATCTGACACTAGGTTCTGAATGGCGGTATGGGCAAACCTACTTCAACACCCTGTCCTCGATGCGCCCCCGACTGGCTGAGGCCATTCGCGGCACTATCCACGATCCATTCCACCGCGTTAGTGTGCCAACCACAACGCACGATTATGTCTATCGACTCTGGATGGAAGATAAAAAAGACTAACTACTCCTTGAGTTAGTCACCCGGAGGCGTTGCCTGCTCTCTTTGGTTGGGAGGGAGTCAATGCCTCCGGGTTGTAAATGTCACACCCCCCTGCTATCGTGCGTAGTACCAGTAATCACACAACAAGGAGACAAGTAATGAAGACCAAGAAGAGGCGCAAGCCGAAGTTCGTGACACCGAAGTACGCTCGCGCCTTCATGCTCAAAGCTCGTGATGTCTACATCGAGGACTTGCTCAAGGGGACGGATGGAGAGTGGATTTGCGAGGACAACCACAGCACCGAGAAGGCCGTGATGAAGTGTCCGTACTGCACCGAGTACTACCGTCGCATGGATGAACTCAACGAGGCGTTTCCGCAATAAGATCACATCAGTCAATACAACAACAACAACAACAACAACAACAAGGAGACAACATGAAACCGAAACCGCTATCCACATCGTCACGGAGAGTCACACATAGCTCGACCAGCAACACCGGGGGAGCGGTTGACCTCTCAGTGTACGA